GAGTCCACATCCTCAAAGTGAGCAGTGGGATAGTTTTTGAACCCGAGCTCCTTAGATATCCGTCTTATTTCAGGCATTAAGAAATTCTCAAGAAACACGCGCCTCCCCTGTTTAAGCCTTTCCATAAAGACCTGAACTTTAATACTGGTATTAGCGAATTTTTCGTCGCTGAGTAATATGTTATTAAGACCCATTTGGATATCCTGATTGACTACGTCATATTTTTTAGGATCAAGAATATTCCCAATATCTGGAATTACAAATTTTGCATCTGTAGTATAATCTGAAATCAAGACACGTCCTACAGACTCATTCTCGAAAAGCTTTTGCATTGCCATCAAGTTTTTCTGATTCACCCCTCCTTCTTCAGGCTTGGCTCCCATAGTGACAAGCAAAATAGCTTGATTAGTGGTTCTGGCTACAGCCATGTCCATTTGTTTCATCTCCTGTTTCCAGTTGATGTCTTCAAGCACTGGGTATCCCATTGGGACGGCGAAAGGCTCGTAATCTTGTTTTTTGTAAAAAACAGCTACTAACTTATCCGTATCTAAAGGAATAGTGACCGCTGCCATTCCTACATTTTTAGTATCTTCAATTAGCTTCTTAGTCTGCTCCGGAAGATTATCAAAAACCTCCCTATCCTCTTCGGTCTGAGGATGCCTTAATCTTTGTAGCTCATAGTCTGTTACAACCTTATAGTAAACTCCAGTACTGAAAGAGATGCTTCCTTGCAGTTGGATATCCGAAGGATTAAGTATTATGTATTTAGATGGTATTTCTAGGTCTTCTGAAGCTTGAGATATGCCGAAAGTCTGGTTTATCTTAAAAACATCAGATTTTTCCATTTTTGCGTTAAAGCGATAAATGAAAACATTTCCCGACCTATAATACTCCCTGAAAAAACGGCTCTGCAAATCATCTATGTTTATTTTCTTAAATAAAGTCTCAAAGAATTCCCTAGATTTTTTACTCCCTCCTGTATAATAAAGGTCACTAATCGAAAACTCTGTCATTAGATCGATTGTGTTTCTAAAAACTGAAAAGTTATAATAAGCCTTTTGACATAGGATTATAGTATCCCTTACATCTATATTGGAGTTGTTAGCTACTCCATGAGAATATTTGAACGGGATCATACCGTTTTCTATATTCCTAAACCTGTCAGTACGCGGAATATCCGCAGCCGCATTTCGACGCGTCCTTGTCTGGGAAGCTCTGGCTTCATGCATTGCCATAAGAGGTTCCGACCCTTGTTCCGTTTTCTTCCTTACTGCCATAATTTACTTTAAATTTACACTTAACCAAGCATTCTGGGAGTAAATGTATGATTAATTTGCTCTTGCTTAGTATTTTTAATGTCATTATAGCATTTAACTGCCCAATTTCCTAACATTAAAGTAGTGTAATTATCCTTACGGGCTCGATTGGCGGAAGTACTTCTTTTTAGGTGCTGGGGAAGATCAAAAGTCTGCACCCCTTTGGCTGTGGTTTTCACCTCGACTAACGCGCATTGTTTTTTAGTTTGGTAAATCATATCGTCTTGAAACTCTATCAAGTCCCCTTTATTCTCATAAGGCATAAGCTTTAATGGAACGGCTTGAGCCGAAACTTTATCAAAAAAACTGCCACAGGCAGCGGTACGAGAACCAAACCAAATTCTTTTATGATCGATTGACGCTTGAAGATATTCGTTAGCTTCACGCAAGAAAGTGGTTGAAAAAAGCTGTTTAAAGCAAATAGTTCCTTCTTTTTTATTGTACTGACGTTTAGCGTTTAATAGGACTTTTTGATAGTCGTTTCCTTTTTTATCACTGTTAAAATCAAAGAATTTTAAATTAATCTTGGAGTCCCTAAAGAGTTCTGCCTCATTAGCGCTGTCGATGAATTGATATCCAGCATTATCTATTATTAACAAAATTATATTAAAATGAGTTACTAAGTAGTGGAGATATTTTATGTGATCTTTAAGGTCTCCCCCTGCGACAGCATAACTATGAACTAATGTTGACTCATTATTTTTTTCATCATCTAATTCTAACACAGACATTGCAAAGTAGTCTGAGCTAGGGCTATTACTAAAACTAGGGTCTATAGCTAAAATATAACTTTTATCCGGCTCCCCCTTAACTAAAGAATGTTGCTTCTCTCCATCGGGGATAGTGCAATCGTGCATTTTTTTAGCACTGAAATAACTATCGCTTCCATCAGTAAATTGAGCACAATATTCTCGCTGAAAAGAAGAATTAGACGAGCCTCCTGATTGAGCCTCCTCAATGACAGTGCTGTCTATCATATCGGAAGGTATGGAGTCAAAAGCCATTTGAGAAATAAAGTAATTAGATTGTTGTATGTCTTCAGAGTATATATTGTTCATCCACTCTTTATAGGTCTTGAAAAGATTCTCGAAACTAAAACTAGCTGAAGAGAGGGCTATCATTTTAGAATTGTTTTCAAACTGGACCCTATCCTCTTCTTTCATGTCTCCTTTCTGAATTAATCCGTCTTCTATTTCTCTTATCTTTATTCTTTCTGCCATGTCTTGAGGAGCAACCAAAAACGGCATGAGGACTGTTTTGATAGTATCCTCTGGTAATAATAAGAACTCGTCAAGCACTAGGATATTGGCTCGAAAACCACGAATCTTTTCGCCGCTTAATGGTATGGCTGTTATTGTACCGTCGTTTATTTTCCATTCAAATTGGTCATTACGTTTAGATTTAGCTCCAAAAGCATGAGCTAACATTTGAGCTTCTTTAGACTCTACTATCTTCTCAAGATTATTAAATATAAACCTAGCCGTACGAAAGGTCGGACCAGCGATTAAAATTTTAGTCTTTGGTTCGAAGATGCACTGAAGGAAGCAATACACTGCAGCTATAAAACTTTTACCACAGCCACGACCCCAAACACACATGCTGAAATTACGATTGAAAAAAGCTTTCAGGGTAATCTCTTGATACAAGGCTAATTTTATCCCTGACAAAAGCTCTGTAGTGAAGCCTAAGTTAGAGCGCATAAATTTTGCTAAAGTTATCTTAGCTTGTCTATCAGGCAGTTCCCCTTTTAAACCTAAAAGTTCTTCGTTTAAATTAGGGATAGGTTTTTTATATTTATCGGGACAATACCACATTTATAATAATTCTAAATCATACGCCAACTGTAAGTCATATTTTTCTTTTAAGGCTCCGGAAAGTAAAAGTTTTTTTACTATCCTTACGCATTCGTCCCTTCCGTTGACAAAAAGAAACTGTATGTGAGGAAATTCTTGAATTAAACCTCGCACGTTGTGAAAAATAAAATCGGGGGTAACCCTCGTATTTTTTTTATAAACGTGCTTAAGTCGATTAAAAGCTAAACAATCTGAGAGATTTCTTTCTACTAAAATAACCATATAAGCCTTTTGGTCCGCGGCTCTATTTATCTCATTTTTAAATCTTTCAAGGCCTGAACTGAGAGTTCCTATTAAATCAGGAACTGATTTTCTTTCTATATAAGTATTACGAGTCTTTTTCTTATCGTTCAAACAGTAGTCCCCAAATTTCAACCCCTTAACTTCTGTAGGAAAATCATTTATAGGTAAAGGGTTTTGTTCTCGGGAATCAATATAAATAAGATGGTCTTTATTGAAAGTTTCTCTATATTTTTTTTTAGTAGGGATTTTCTCAAATTTATTTTTATAGCCTAGTTCCTCACATAACTTGTAATAACTCCCAAATAGTTCTTCGTAAAAAGGAATAGGGGGAAGAGGTAAAGTCCTCAACTCTACTTCAGTGGGGGAATAAACTAACTTTTTTTCCTCCTTTCTTTTAACTAAAAGATCTCGACAATATTCTTTGGCTTCGGAGGGTTTAATTTTTTTTAGCCAATTTTTAAGATTTCTTTTATTGTTAAAGTCAGATGAAAAGTATTGTTCCTTATTCTTGAATTTAATTAATTCATTTGTATGTTTATCGTAACGAGGATAATATTTATGATAATAATCTCCAATAGATAATTTATGAGCCTTCAGATGAAGGTGTAGCCCTCTATCTTTTTCAAATTCTTTTCCGCAAGATGCGCATTTAACCATTTAGAACCTCTTCTTCGCTAATACCCATTATACGAGATTTAATGTCCTCCATTGACCCAAGTCTTTCTATCTCAGAAGAGACATTCTTTTTCCGTATCTCAGCTATCTTTATCATTTTATTCCTTGATTCCTCATCTTTCCAAAGTTCTACAAGGTTTAAAATAGAGGCGGATTCTTGTAGCACTTTACTTAACCGCTGACTTCTTTTTTCTTTGAGTTCGTTGAGTAATTTTGTCTGTCGATTTACGCACTGATTATATTCAGTTTGAGCTGTGTTAATAGCCTCCACTAAACTCATTGCCATTCTTCGTCCTTCAGTATCTTCAGCGTTTTGGTCTAGTAAAGTTTGAAGTCTTTCTACCCTGCGCTGGATATTTGAAGCTATGACCACTTCCGCGGAAAGCACTATGTACTGATCGACCTCTTCTTGAGAAAGATCAGACTTATCCCAAGTGTAACGAACAAAACTACTCTCAAAAAGCTCCCTATCAGTCTCTACTGAGTAAGTCCCGATTTGGTGGAGAAACCTAAAAGTATGCATATAGGCAATAAGAGTAGACAGGTTTCTTTTAATCTTAGCTGTAATTTTTTCTTTATCTATCCCATTGTGAACATATTTGTTTACTCTTACTACAGCACGAGACTCAGACTTAGGTGGCGCATACCCTCCCTCTGCCGGTACGTCTTCATTACTGTCAGAATATATCACTTGGTTAGGTATGGTATTTATAAATTCAGAAACTACTTTGTATCTTAAATCTAGCGCCGAAATTT